ATGCAGCCGGTGGAGTTGATGAAACCGGTGGTCAACGACGAGGGCGAGATCGAGTACGAGAACGACTTGTCTGACGCGGACTATGACGTGGAGGTGCTTGTGGGACCCTCTAGCCAGACCAAGCGGCAGGCTACGGTACGGGCGCTTACGGACATGATGACGCTCACCCAAGATCCCGAGATGACCCAGGTGCTTTCGGCCATGGCGATGCTTAACATGGAGGGTGAAGGCATTAGTGACGTGCGGGACTATTTCCGGCACAAGCTACTGAAGATGGGCGTGCTCAAGCCTACTGAAGCGGAAGCCCAGCAGCTTGCTCAGGAAGCCCAGAATGCCCAGCCTGACCCACAGGCAGAGTACCTGAAGGCGGCAAGCGAGCAGGCCATTGCACAGGCCGCCAAGGCTCAGGCTGACAGTATTCTCTCTGTTGCCAAGGCCGAGGAGACGCGGGCGAAGACGACCGAAACACTTTCAAAAGTCAGCATGGCGGATCAAGAAAGGATCTTTGCGCTGGCCGACCGGCTAACCCAGCCGGCACCTCAGATGCAATAAGACTTGCATTTGGGACACGAATCCCACATGAATACAAACGAAACGGCAGAAGATAGCATCGCAACAACGGAAACTGAAGAACTCCTGAACGCAACGCCAGAGGCCCCTACGGGGGAGCCTGAGCAGCAAACGGAGGAAGCAGCGGAAGAGGTTGTGGTCACTATCAAAGGAGAATCGCCAGCTCCCGAAGAGGAAGAGAAGCAAGCACCCGAATGGGTGAAGAACTTGAGGAAAAGCTACCGAGAGTTACAACGCGAAAAGCGTGAACTCGAGGAAAAGCTCAAGATGGTATTACCGGCACCAGAGCATAATCCTGTTGACCCGGGGAAGAAACCAACACTTGAAGCATGCGATTACGATTCAGACAAGTTCGAGAACGAACTTGCGAACTGGTTTGAGCGGAGGCGACAGGCTGACGAGGCTGTAGCGAAGCAACGAACCAAGCAGCAAGCCGAACAGGAATCTTGGCAGAAGAAGTTGGAAGGCTATAACCAGAGTAAATCTGGCTTGAAAGTATCTGATTTCCAAGACGCCGAGGAGACAGTTCTCGAGAGTTTGAGCGTTACCCAACAGGGTATTATTCTTCAGGGCGCCCAGAACCCTGCCGTCATGGTTTATGCTCTCGGCAAAAACCCAAAGAAGGCAAAGGAACTGGCAGAGATCACTGACCCGGTTCAGTTCGCGTTCGCAGTTGCGAAACTCGAGACTCAACTGAGTGTGACTCGCAGAAATCTCCCGCCTCCCGAAAAACGAATTGTGAGCAACAGTGGGTCCGGATCCTCCAGCGTACAGTTGGAACGGTTGCGTGAAGAAGCCGCACGTACCGGGGACTACACCAAAGTCATGGCTTTTAAAAAGCAGTTAAATTCTCAATAAAATATGCCCGCACCAGCACCAGCCGGAATCAGTTACAACAGCTTTTCCAAGGAAGAGCGCGTAGCGTTTGAAAACCTCCTTGAGGGGTTCCAGGACGCCCTTGTCATGTCCCGCAACGTCTCGATCTACAATACGGATCAGACGATGATGGAACGCACCAACAACACGATCTGGAGGCCGCAGCCTTACATCAGCCGTTCTTTTGAAGGCACGAACCAGACCGACAACTTCAGTGCATACACCCAGCTTTCTGTGCCTTCGCAGATCGGCTTTAACCGTTCTGTGCCTTGGATCATGACGGCTACCGAGCTTCGTGATGCTCTCCAAGAGCAGCGTCTCGGTAATGCAGCCAAGCAGAAGCTTGCTTCCGACATTAACTTGAAGGTGTTGGAAACCGCTTCCAATCTTGGTTCGCTTGTGGTTAAGCGTGATGGTCCTGCTACCGGTTACGATGACGTTGCCCAGTGCGAAGCCATCTTCAACGAGCAGGGTATTCAGTTTGAAGACCGGTATTTGGCGCTTTCGACTCGCGATTACAACGGCATGGCAGCTAACTTGGCTTCGCGTCAGACGCTGGCCGGCAAAGCCTTGACTGGTTACGAGAAATCGCGCATCGGTGAAGTCGCTAGCTTCAACACGTACAAGCTTGACTACGCGCAGCGGCTCACAGCTGCTGCCGGCAGTACTAATCTTACGGTAAACACTGTTTGGAATGGTGGAAATATGTACGTTCCATCAGCCGTTGCAGAAAGCCCTACTACAAGCCAGCGGTTGAATGTGGACAACCGTTTCCAGACGATCACTGTAGGCACAAGCATCACGACTGATGTTAAAGTGGGAGACTGCTTTCAGATTGTGGGAGTTTATGCTGTGCATCACATCACCAAACAAAACACCGGCCAGCTTAAAACCTTCCGGGTTACTGAAAGGGTTAGTGACACTCAGCTTCAAATCACTCCTCCTATTATTGGAGCGCCGTCTCATGGCACTAGTCCTGTTGTTCTTGCTCCTGACGCAGCATTGGAATACAAGAACTGTGAAGTGACAGATCCGAGTGCAACGGCATCTATTGTGTGGCTCAATACCCGTGATGCTGCGGTCAATTGCTTCTGGCACAAAGATGCAATTGAGATCCTGCCCGGGCGCTACGCAGTGCCTTCGGACGCTGGCGTCAACGTCATCCGCGCTTCCACCGATCAAGGCATTGAATTGGTCATGCAGAAGTTCTACGACATCAACACGATGAAGATCAAGTATCGTCTTGATACCATCTTCGGTGTCGTGAACAAACAGCCTGAAATGAGCGGGATCATCCTGTTCAATCAGCAGCAGCCCTAGTCTTGGCACTCACTGGGGGAGAGCGGTTGACTCCGCTCTCCCCTTTGTGTATCAAGTTGTTATGCCACTAAAAAAAGGGTACTCACAGAAGACAATTTCCAAGAATATCTCTACAGAGATGCATGCCGGAAAGCCTCAGAAGCAAGCAATTGCGATTGCTCTTAGCACGGCGCGTAAAGTGAAGGCCGCAGCCGGTAAACCCATGGGGAAACTAAAGAAATGAGCGAGTTTCCTGTTCACGTTTTTAAAAACAAAGGCAAATACCAACGTCCAGGAGGCACGTACAGTTATATCAGCGTTAAAACCGCTGAAGAACTAGAGAAAAAGCTGTCTGAGGGATGGGTAAAATCTATTAGCGAAGTGATTGATCAAGCAAAATCAAAAACCTTTGCTGCAATCCCTGTACCTGCTCTTGAAAAACCTGTTTCTGAGGCCGAGAAGCCTGTTTCTGAGCCTGTGTTGGATGAAAATGCTCCACCTACCCGGCAGGAGCTTGAAACCAAGGCTACTGAGCTTGGAATTAAGTTTGATGGTCGCTATTCTGACAAAAGAATTGCGAGCTTGATCGAGGAAGCACTCAAATAACATGAGCTGGACCAAAAAACAGATTATCGAGCAGGCTTTTGAGGAGATTGGGTTGGCGTCTTACATTTTTGACCTGACTGCCGATCAACTTCAGAGCGCCTTGCGCCGGTTGGATCTGTTGGTTGGTTCTTGGTACGCCAAAAACATCAAGATTTCTTACCCGCTTCCCACAAGCCCAAACGAAAGCAACATTGACCAAGAGGTTGATGTGCCGATTCAATGCAATGAAGCTCTGGTTCTTAATCTTGCGGTGCGTCTGGCTCCTTCCTACGGCAAAACACTCGCTCCAGAGACGAAAGCGAACGCGAAATTGATGTACGACCAACTTCTGGTACAGGCCGCGATGCCGTTCGAGATGCAATACCCAAGGACGCTACCACTTGGTGCTGGATACAAGCGCACGGAGCGTGTATTTGTAGACATCCCGAACGAAAACCCGATTGTTTTGCTGCCAAACGATCAAGGACAGTTCAAAAACCTTCCGTAATATGGCTATTGAGAGATTTTCGCTGCTAAACAACATCAACGGCTCGACGTACTTTGCCGTCAACGTCAACGCGCAAGACTATCGTGCCAGCGCCGGGACGGTTGCTGATTACGTTAAGTCCGTAGTGGGATCCGGGGACGGCAAGGTCATCCAGTATGCCGGCCCTACGTCCACTGGGTTTACGGTTCCGATCACTGACAGCAGCTCGAGCGTGTGGCTGGTGTTGACCCCGAGCGGAACGCTTGCGGCGGGCGCTATTACCCTGCCGGCAGTGGCAAACTGCGTGGAGTCACAAGAGATCCTTGTGAGTTCGTCCCAGATTGTCACGGCCCTTACAATCAACACCAACGGTGCCACCGTTGTGGGTGCTCCTGCGACACTTACGGCAACGGCACCGTTCCGGCTGCGCTTTGAACCTGTGCTAAAGACTTGGTACAGGGTTGGATAACTGATTTATTTTATGAATTTTCTAGCTTTTACACCAGCTTACAAAAGTGGAGTTACAGTTGCTCCTGGCATCACCAGTGCCTACACTACCTTTGCTGTAAACACGTCTGAGTCAGTGGTGCTAACAAATTTTGGCACGACTGTTGTTTTTGTCCGAGTGAGCGATGCCGCAGTGGAGGCCACTGGCAAAGATTACCCAGTGATGCCTGGTTCGCAGGTGACCATCACCAAGAATCTGGATGACAATGTGGTTGCTTACTACTCTCCAGACGGCCCCGGTTCGCTTCACATCATCCTCGGACGCGGCCTCTAATGTTACGGTACTACACCAGACGCAGGTCGAAATCACCGGCTACAGTGGCCGGTGATGTGCCTCCTTTTGGGCAGTACACGTATTATCGTCCAAGCAGCACTTTTTTATATCATCGCCCTGACGGCACCCATTTCTACATCCGACCCTAACGCGCTATGGCTAATTTAACAGTTTCACCAGATATTGATGCTTTCATGGGGTCCGCCGACAACGCGGAGGCTAGAACAAAGCTTTCTGCTGCAAAGAGCGGACCAAATACTGACATCACATCTGTTGCGCTTACAAGTGGAACCGTTAGTGGAATTCCAAGTGGTGACACAGCAATTGTAAACAAAGCTTACGCGGATTCGATCAGCTCTGGGATCAACTTCCATGACGCTTGTTTGTACGCCACTACGGCAGCTTTACCGGCGTACACCTACGACAATGGGCCGCTAAATGACGGCGTAGGTGCCAGCATTACGGCTACAACAACTGGACCGTTTTCTCCTGACGGTGTTGCCATTGCAGTGACTGTTCCGGCTCAACGTATTCTGGTAAAAAACGAGACGGCAGCGTCTGCACGGTACAACGGCATTTACACCGTTGAGCGTGCCGGTGGTGCCTCTGAGACTTTTAAGTTGGTTCGGGCTACGGATTACGACACGAGCGGCTCAGGAATCAACGAAATTCAGGCCGGCGACTTCATTTTGATATCTGGTGGGGACACTTTGCTGAACACGGCTTGGATCCAGCAATCTGCGCTCCCGATCAACGTGGGAGTAGACTCACTCAGTTTTGTGCAGTTTTCGGCACCCATTTCTGGGGTGGTTTCTGTGAACCAAGGCGGCACAGGACAGCAGTCCTACACGGACGGTCAGCTTCTTATCGGCAACACGACCGGCAACACGCTTGCTAAGGCAACTTTGACGCAAGGAACCGGCATAACGGTTGAGAACGGACATGGAACCATCACGCTGACCGCAAAGGGATTTGGAGCCAGGGTTAAAATAGTTGGAATTGATGCCCCTAGCATCCAAGATTGTATCAACCTGTGCACGGGTGCGGACGGCGAGAATCCATACACGGTTTTGATCCCGCCAATCGCAGGAGCTTATAGCGAGTCTTTGACGCTGAGTGGCAGCGTGTCACTTGTGGGGTTAACCGCTCCTCTTAACGCTGATGCGGTGCAGATCACTGGCACACACACGTTCACACCGGCATCTGCGCAGGCGAACACGAACCGGATTAATTTCCAGAACCTGACTTTCATCTCGAACGGCAGCAGCAACAACACGATCACCTGTTCCAGCGCGACAAAGTACTTCTCTAAACTGACTTTCTCTGGCTGTATCTTTAGCGGAGACAAGGCAAACACTTACAGCCATTTAAAGACTGATGATAATGTTGCTGTTTACGTAGACAACTGCCGGTTTGAATCGTCAGCGGGTGGCAACGAATCTGCTGGTATTACGCAGGGCAACGGGCCGTTGTATCTATCGAACAACACGACATTTGATGTATCTGGGCGGGCAATTGACGTGCCTGTTGCGGCGTTTCCGGTGACTCGGACGGCAACAGTAACAGCAGGCACTCCAGGCGGCACCACAACCATGACGCTTACCAGTGGTGACACAACTGGGCTTGCGGTGGGGATGAAAATTTCTGGGGTTAATTTGGGATCGACCGTAACTGTCGTTAGTTTGACCGCACCATCAACGGTGGTGATGTCTACGACTCCCAAAATATCAGGATCGTTTACAGCGACCTTTGGACAAACGCCTTATGTCGAGATTCACGATTCGGTTTTAGCTGGTAAGGGCGCAGAGGTTGTGCGGCTTGGCAACGGGCTGTTGACCTGTAACACGTCTAACTTTACCAACACGGCAAGCGGCGGCAGCGGCATTAACATGCTGACGGGCTATGTAACTGCCGATCAATCCACAACCATCGGGCTTGTTAATTCGTCGTTTACGATTTGGGACGCCGCTGCGTACACAATCACTGGCGCAGCGGCACCTGTTTTTGCAGTGCTCAACGGGATTTCATATTCAAGTTCTGCGGCAAAAGCTTTTAGCACGCTTATCGGCGCAAACGTCACGGTATATGACTATGCCGCACGCGCAACAAGCGTCGCCAACGGCGGCACTGGAGCCATCACAGCAGCAGCGGCGCTCACAAATTTAGGGGCTGTTCCAAGTGCTGATTTGGTGACAACGGCAACGGCAAATAAAGTTCCAAAGCTAAGTGCTTCAGGTTTTCTTTCGACTGCACAACTGGCAACGATCTCGGGCCTGCCAACGGCAGCAATTGGCAGCTTGGCGTACATTCCAACAATTACGGTTGATGCTAAAGGCCGCGTTACGGCTTTGACCTCGGCGGCGTTGTCAAATTTAACGACTGCACAGCTTGGATGTCTAACGACCGCAGCTACTGCCAACTTGGTTCCGCAGCTCACGACCTCCGGGCTGTTGTCGCTAACGCAGATGCCAACGCTCAACCAGAGCACAACTGGCACGGCATCAAAAGCCACCAACATTGTTGGAGGTGTTCTTGGCTCGACAGCATATCAGACTGCGGCAGATACAACTGCGTTGCTTGCTCCAAATACGAGCGCAACAAAAAAAGCTCTTGTCCAAACTGGAACAGGTTCTGTAGGAGCCGCTCCAGTCTGGACTGATCTTAGTCCTGACATTCAGATCATTACTACAACCGGCACAACGTGGACAAAACCAACAGGTGCAAAATTTGTAAACATTCAGCTCTTTGGCGCGGGAGGCGGAGGTGGAAGCGGGCGCAAAGATGCAACTGCTGGAACCGCTAAAAGCGGTGGAACCGGCGGTGCTGGAGGCAGCTACCTAAACACAAATGTTCCAGCTTCGGCTTTAGGCAGCACGGAAACTGTAACCATTGGGGCTGGTGGTGCAGGTGGCGCAGCAGTCTCTGCCGCAGCAACTGATGGCAACACTGGAACAACTGGTGGAACAACCATTTTCAGTAAATTTCAAGCACGCGGAGGTCCTGGTGGCACTGGCGGAGCCACAACAGCTCAGTCTGCTGTTGTTGGCGTGTTGAACGCAAATCAAGGCGGAGCCTCTTCAATTACTGCAAACGGATCATTTGGCGCTCCAGCCTCAACGGCAAGCGCAGCTCAATACGGTGGCTGCGGAGGAGCAGCGGGTGGAGGCATTTCAACTCTAAACGCCGGGTTTGACGGTGGCACCGGAGGACGTTCTCAGGCACTAAACATTGTTGGCGGGACTGCGGGGTCTGGCAATGGCGTTGCAGGAGGTGCTGGAGGGCAAAACGCTGACTATGCATCCGGTGTCTTTGGTGTTGGCGCGGGAGGCGGCGGTGGCAGCGCAGGGTTGGCCGTCAACGGTGGGACTGGTGGCGCTGGTGGATTCCCTGCGTCAGGTGGGGGCGGTGGTGGCGCGACAACCGGAACGTCTTCAGGTGCAGGAGGAGATGGGGCCGCAGGTTTTGCAATTATTACAACCTACTTCTAAAATGACATACGCTGTTATTGATTCTCAGACAAACATTTGCGAAAACATTGTTTTGTGGGATGGAGTCACCGAATGGACTCCTCCAGAAGGCTGTTACATCAAAGATGTCACCGGCATTTATGCTGGGATAGGTTGGAGTTTTGTGAACGGAGAATGGATTGCGCCAACGCCTCAGCCTGAGCCTGAAATTTAAAAATGCAGATCCCAATTCTGAACGGCATCTACACCAATGGGATTGGGGACTTCCGAGTGGAGTACCCCCGCAACATGGTGCCGATTATTCAGAAGCAGGGCATCTCTGAAGGGTACTTCCGCCCTGGAGACGGAATTGTAGAGCTTGGAACCGGCCCAGGTGCAGATCGAGGCGCAATCAATTGGAACGGGTTGCTTTATCGAGTCATGGGAAAAAAGCTTGTTTCAATCTCAAGCACAAATGTTGTTACTGAGATTGGAAAAGTTGGTGGCACAGGGCAGGTTACATTTGACTACTCGTTCGATTATCTTGCGGTAGCTTCAAGCGGCAAACTGTTTCTGTACAAGCCCAGCACTGGGCTTCAGCAGATTACGGATCCAGACTTGGGAACGGTGGTCGATTTTGTGTGGGTCGATGGGTACTTTATGACCACTGACGGCACGTACTTGGTGGTCACCGAGTTGAATGATCCGTTTAGCGTCAACCCACTCAAGTACGGCTCATCTGAAGCCGACCCCGACCCAGTCGTGGCGTTGATGAAAGTCAAGAATGAGGTGTACGCCCTTAACCGGAACACGATTGAAGTCTTCAACAACGTGGGCGGAAACCTGTTTCCGTTTCAGCGTGTTGAAGGTGCCCAGGTGCAACGTGGGGTCGTGGGAACAAATGCCTGCGCTTTGTTCATGGACACCGTTGTGTTTCTTGGGGG